AAATGTTAAATAAGATTTAAGGAGAAGCAATGCCAAGTACATATACAGACAACGGTGGTATAGAAAAGATCGGTCTTGGTGAAAAGGCAGGAGCTTGGGGAACCACCACAAATAACAACTTTGATATTATAGACAGGCTGACCAACGGAGTTGGAGCCATAACACTTTCTGGAACAACACATACATTAACAACATCAGACGGAAGCTTATCCGATGGTATGTTTAAGGTTTTGGTTTTAGGAGGTTCACCCTCTGGCACAAACACAATAACAATAAGCCCTAACGATGCAGACAAGTTATACTTTGTACAAAATGGAACAAGTCAGACAGCTACATTTACGCAAGGCTCTGGTGCTAACGTAAGCATAGCAGCAGGTGAGGCAGCTATAATATTTGCAGATGGTGCAGGATCAGGAGCAGCCGTAACAGACTTGTCAGCTTTGTTTCCTTTGAAGTCTGGAGTGGCAGCGTCATTCACAACAATAACAGCAGGCACATCAATATTACCTGATACATCTGGTGGAGCAGATATAGGCTCTGCATCGGCTGAGTTTGGAGATATATACATAGCTGACGATAAGAAGATTAAGTTTGGTTCTGACCAAGACATAAGTGTTGAATACGATGAAGACGGTACAGACAGTCTTTTAATATCAGGTGGTGATGTAACCATAGCTGATGACAAAAAGTTATTTTTTGGAACCGACAAAGACGTAAGCATAGAGTATGATGAGGATGGTAATAACACCATGCTAGTTACAGGTGATGTGGTTTTTGCTGATGGATCAACCTCTGTTGATATCAAGTCACATGATTTAAGTGCTAACGGACTAAAGCTAGACGGCACTTTGGTTACAGCTAGTGCTGCTGAGATAAATAAATTAGATGGCGTAACACGAACAACGTCACAAATAAACTCAGCTAGAGATGGCACTGTGACATCAGTAGCAACAGGAAGTGGCTTAACTGGTGGCACAATAACAGGCTCTGGCACAGTGTCTCTAAAAAACAGTTTTCTAAACAATACGTCCTCAGCAATATCCTCAAGCACAACAACGAGTTTTACGGCAAGCACATATCCCACGTTTATTTCTGGTAGAACAGTTAGCACTGGTGGGGGCGACTTTACAGTTACAGTTGGTGGGCAGGCACATACTTTAAGTATGAGAGATGGTGATGGAGGAACTTTTGATGTCTTTGCTACTTTACTGCCAGCAGGTGCAACTATTTCTGGAAACTCATTTACTTATGTAGCTGTGCAACTAAGACCAGGTTAATATGCCATTACAAAAATTACAGTTCAGAGCAGGTATAAACAGAGACTCTACATCATACACCAACGAAGGTGGATGGTTTGACGGAGACAAAGTACGTTTTAGAAATGGACTGCCTGAGAAGATAGGTGGTTGGACAAAGTATTCTGATAGTCAGTTTGTAGGAACCTGTCGTGCCTTGCACACATGGACAGCACTAGATAACACAAACTTTATAGGCATAGGTACAAGTCAAAAGTATTACCTTAACGCAGGTGGCACTTACTACGACATAACACCACTAAGGCTTACCACAGGTGGTGGTGATGTCACTTTCTCTGCAACAAATGGAAGCTCCACTATACAAGTAACAGACACAGATCATGGAGCAAACCTAAATGACTTTGTTACTTTTACAAATGCAGACCCACTGGGGGGCAATATAACGGCAGAAGTTCTTAATCAAGAGTATCAAGTAACAGCCGTTACTGCATCTAATACCTACACCATATCGGCAAAAGACACTAGTGGTAATGGAGTGGTGGCAAATGGATCAGACACAGGCAATGGTGGCAGTTCTACAGTAGGAGCTTATCAGATAAACGTAGGACTAGACGATAATTCCTATGGCACAGGTTGGGGTGCAGGTATATGGGGTGGCATATCTGGATCAGCAGCAACTACAGCAATAAACGATGGAAGTGGTATTACAGCTTTAGACACTAGTGTAACAGTGGATTCGTCAGCTAACTTTGAAACAACAGGATACTTGCTAATAGGTAGTGAGATAATCCAGTACACAGGAAAAACATCTACGACATTTACAGGTCTACTTAGAGGATTGTTTGGAACAACGTCAGCTAGTCATGCTGATAATGCTACGGTTACAGAGGCACTAGGTGGTTGGGGTATGCCTGCAACGACAAACGTAGCAGGAGCTTTGTTGCGACACTGGTCACACGATAACTTTGGCGAAGACCTAGTTATGAATGTTAGAGATGGTGCAATATATTATTGGGATAAATCAGGTGGTACATCCACAAGAGCCGTAGAGATTACAACACTAGCAGGGTCTACCAACGCACCAACAATAGCCAAGAAGGTAATAGTCTCTGAAAGAGACAGACACGTTTTAGCCTTTGGTTGTGATAGCGAGACAGCAAGTGGCACACAAGACCCACTGCTAATTAGATTTGCCTCACAGGAAAGCCTTACGGAATGGAACGCACTGCCAACAAATACAGCAGGTGAGTTGCGTATTGGTACAGGATCAGAGATTGTTACAGCCGTACAGACAAAACAACAGACACTTGTTATTACAGACGTATCGGTACACGCATTACAGTTTATTGGCCCTCCGTTTACTTTTGGTATTACAGAGGTTGGTAGAAACACCACAATAATATCTGAGAATGCTGCCGTTGCTATAGAGGAATCTGTATACTGGATGGGATACAGAGAGTTCTATGTTTATAATGGTCGAACACAAAAGCTCGTATGTCCTGTACAGGACTTTGTGTTTAGTGATTTAAACAGAGATCAAGACACAAAGATTGTGGCAGGTCAGAATAGTGCATACTCTGAAGTATGGTGGTTCTACCCATCATCAGATGCCACAGCTAATGACAGGTATGTGGTATATAACTATGAACAAAACATTTGGTATTATGGCACTCTGGCAAGAACAGCATGGGTAGACAGAGGTGTTTTGTTGTATCCCATAGCTGCCTCAACAGATAACTATCTTTACTATCAGGAGTTTGGTTTAGATGATGGATCGCAGTCACCTGCATCAGGAATTACATCGTTTATAGAATCAAGTCAGGTTACTATAGGAGATGGAGACAAGTTCTTCTTTGCAAGCAAAGTTATACCAGACATAACATTTAGAGAGAGTACAAACGAAACACCACAGGTCAACTTGACGTTAAAGGCAAGACGGTTCCCTGGGACTACATACAATCAGACAGAGACAAGTGCAGTTACACAGTCAGCAAGTACGCCTATAGAGTTATTCACTGAGAAGGCTGATATACGCCTCAGAGGGCGTTCTTTTGCTCTTAGGCTAGAAAGTACAGCAACAGGCGTTTCATGGCGTTTAGGAACCACTAGAGTTGATCTGAGGCAGGATGGTAGGCGATAATGTCCACAAAAGTACCCATACCGTTCTTTCCATCGGCTCCAAGCGAGTATGATGCAAACTACATAACACAGATAGTAAGAGCCTTTGCGATATATACAGAACAGCAAAACGCAGGGGGAGAGGGCAGAAACACAGGTTTAGTCTTAACTAATCTACAGGCACATGACGATAACCTAGAAGTGGGGTCATTGTTTGACCACGATGGGTTTGTGAAAATAAGTAGAGTGGATAGACCACATCCAAGAGGCAGTTTGGGAACGACAGGATTAGGGTCGGTAACCGTAACATTACCATAAATGGGTAAGAGAAGTAATTTTGAGAGGCTCGATAGAGACTATTATATCACACCAGTAGAGGCTGTACTGCCTTTGTTGCCACATATAATGGGAAAGATACAAAGATTTGCAGAGCCTTGTGCAGGGAATGGTGCTTTGATAGATCATATAGAGGGGCATGACTTTTTTTCTCTTGAAAAAAATAACCCTGTGTGTGTTTTTGCATCTGACATTGAGCCACAAAGAAAAGATATTATTAAGAAAAACGCTCTTAAACTAACTAGGAATGACGCAGTAGGAGCAGAGGTATTTATAACAAATCCACCTTGGGATAGAAGTATACTTCATCCTCTAATATTTCATTTAACAGCTTTTAAACCAACGTGGCTTTTATTTGACGCTGATTGGATGCATACTAAACAAAGTTCTATATTTCAGAAAATGTTGAAGAAAGTGGTAAGTGTTGGTAGAATCAAATGGATTAAAGATAGTAAAGGCACAGGTAAAGATAATTGTTGTTGGTACTTGTTTGATAAACAATTTGATGGGAACACAGAATTTTACGGAAGAGTAGATTGACACAAAAGAAATTAGAAAAAGGCTCTGTTTGGGAAAAAGCAGACGCAAACGGTGATGGTGTAGTCAGCGATCAAGAGATGGCTATGCGTGAGCGTATGGTTCTTTTGGAGAACAGAGACAAGAAAGAGGATCAACAGCGTTACCTTGTGTGGTTTTCGGCATTAACTGTTACGGCTTTTATAGTTGTATTGATGACACCGTTGATTCCTGTTGATAGAATTTCACACCTCTCAGGAATCGCTGAAATTTGGGTATTGAGTAACATGGGCATTTTGGCGAGTTTCATAGGGTTTAATCAGCTTGCAAAAAGAGGAGCTAAAGATGACGGAAAAGGCTAAGAAGGTAATAAAAAAAGTAGCGAGTAAACTTACTAAAGCTAGTCAGGCTCATGCAGGACAAGCTAAAGCTCTAAAAGCCATAGAGTTAAGAAAAGGCGGTAGACCTAAAAAGAAAAGTAAGTCTAGAGTAAATGAGGCAGGTAATTATACGAAGCCTGAGATGAGAAAAAGATTATTTAATAGAATAAAAGCAGGTTCTAAGGGGGGCAAACCTGGTCAGTGGAGCGCAAGAAAAGCACAAATGTTAGCCGCAGCCTATAAAAAAGCAGGTGGTGGTTATCGCTAAAGACCCTAAAATAGGAACAGGAAAGAAACCAAAAGGTTCTGGAAGGAGGCTATACACAGATGAAAACCCCAAAGATACAGTCACTATTAAATTTGCCACTGTGGCAGATGCCCAAGCAACTGCTCGTAAGGTTAAAAGAATTAATAAGCCGTTTGCTCGGAAAATCCAAATCCTCACCGTCCTTGAACAGCGAGCCAAAGTTGCAGGTAAAAACAAGCAAGCCCAAATCGCAAAAAGGGCGAAAGAAGAAATCCGATCTAAGCATAGAAGAGATCAAGGAACAGCTAAAACCAAAAAAAAGAGGAAGACCTAGAAAAGATGGCTCTAGCAAAAAGTCAAAAAAGTCTTAAAAAGTGGACAAAACAAAAATGGCGAACCAAGTCAGGTAAGAAGTCTTCTAAAACAGGAGAGCGTTATCTACCAGAAGCCGCTATCAAAGCCTTGTCACCACAAGAATATGCCGCTACCACACGAGCGAAGCGAAAGGGTACAAAAAAAGGCAAGCAGTTCGTTAAGCAACCTAAGAACATAGCGAAGAAAACAAGGAAATATAGAACATGATACAAAGTCTGATTGGACCTGTTACAGGGTTGCTAGATAAGTTTATTGAAGATAAGGATCAAAAGGCAAGAATCGCCCACGAGTTGGCAACAATGTCTGAGAAACACGCCCAAGAATTGAGTCTTGCTCAAATAGAAGTAAACAAGGCAGAGGCACAGTCAGGGTCATTGTTTAAGGGCGGTTGGCGACCAGCAGTTGGGTGGGTCTGTGCGATTGCGTTCCTATACCATTTTCTCCTAAAAGATATAATTATTTTTGTCTGTGCGTTTGCAGGTGTGGATGTTCCTGAGTTACCAGAGTTTGATATGAGTACATTGCTCACAGTTCTAGGCGGTATGCTTGGGATTGGAACACTCCGCACATACGAAAAGCAAAAGGGAATAACAAAATAACATCGATAAAATGCGATGTGTGTGGGCATGACATGGAGAATGTAGAGGGAAGTATGCGTTGTAAATACTGCCAATACTTCTATGATATGAACAAGGAGTGGATAGATTTTGTTCACAAGGAAACGATTATAAAAGAGGAGGAAGAAGACGATGGATTATAATTATGATGATTGCATAGTAATGTTGTTGCACCACGAAGGGGGGTTCTCAGATCATCCTCGTGATCCAGGCGGTGTCACAAATTTGGGAGTTACTAAGAAAGTATACGAAGAATATCTTGGTAGAGAGGTAACAGTTGATGAGATGAAGAAGCTTCAGCCATCAGATGTAAAGCCATTATACAAGAAACTATACTGGGATCGCTGTAAATGTGATGATCTGCCAAGTGGATTAGATTGGGCAGTGTTTGATTGGGCAGTAAACTCTGGTACAGGAAGGGCGGCAAAAGCAGTGCAAAAGATATGTGGGGCAGCCCAAGATGGAGCGATAGGTCCTAAGACACTAGCTTTAGTAGATGGGCAAAGCCCACACTACATGATAGAGGAGTTTGGTAAGATACGACAAGAGTTCTATGAATCTCTTAAAACATTTGATACATTTGGTAAAGGTTGGACAAGACGTAATAAGGAGACAACCGAAAAAGCCATGAAGATGATGGAAGAAGATGACGACTAAAAGAGACCCAAGATTAGCCAGAGCAGGGGTAAGTGGGTACAACAAGCCTAAACGAACCCCTAATCATCCCAAGAAATCACATATTGTGGTTGCAAAAGAAGGTGACAAGATCAAGACAATACGTTTTGGTCAGCAGGGTAAGAAAGTAGGAACAGTAAAAGGAACGGCAGGAAAGCCAAAGGCAGGGGAGTCTAGACGAATGAAGATGAAGCGTAAGAGCTTTAAGGCAAGGCATGGTAAAAATATTGCCAAAGGCAAGATGTCAGCGGCATATTGGGCGGATAAAGTTAAATGGTAAAAGGTTTGTTTTTTGTATTAATGTTTAATTTGTTTTATTTTGAGCTTTTGGCTTACAAGGTTATATGGTAAAAAGTTATATAGAACTTTTGTGAAAGGTTAATAATGGCACTACCTCTAATACTCGGCTTACTAGGATCATCACTTGGTGCAGGAACTGCTTTAGGTGCTGTGGGAGCAGGGGCTTTAGCGTCAGGTGTAGGAAGGTTCTTAGAGACAGGAGATTTTGAAGAAGGTCTTAAAACAGGAGCCGTAAGTGCCTTAGGCGGATATGCGTTACAGGGTGCTTTGGGTGCTTTAGGAGGTAGCAAAGCAGCGGAGACAGCCGTTAAAGCAGGACAAGAAGCATCAAAAGCTACATTTGCACAGAAATTAGGTGGTTTTTCAGATCAATTAGGTCAAGATTATCTAGGAAGTACGAATATGCTAGGCGGTTTACAGGCAGCTGCGTCTAATCCCGTCACTCTTGGGCAGGCAACACTAGCTCAAGCAACAGTAAAACCTCCTCAGGGAACTAAGCCAGAAGAGATAAAGTCAGACACCAGAGAGAGAATGGGTCCAAGAAGAATAATGAGGAGACCACCTGTGGGATATAGACCAGGTTTTGACGCTGAGTTTGACTATCAGGTAGCTCCTAACTACGGAGCAGGCATAGTTGGCATGAGAGGCGGTGGTCTTACCAACCCTGAAAAAGCAGATTTAGACGGTGACGGATCATTATCGTCTTATGAAAGAAGAAGAGGTGAAGCCATAGAGAAGTCTATAGCGGAACAAAAAGGAGCTAACGTAGGCGGTTTGCAAGAGATGAGCGAAATAGTGGCAAGAATGCCAGAGGCTCAAGGGTCAGACAAAATAATAGATAATGCAAGGAGAGCAATAGCTGATCTAGAAATATTCACTCAGACATACGGTTTACGAGCATTAGAAAATTTACAAGAAACTATGGGTTCGGATATAGACCTATCTCCGATGATTAGAGGAGAGGGCGATGGCATGAGCGACAGTATAGATGCAGAGGTAGTTGACAAGAAGAGCAGCCCTAAAGGCACAGGTGATCCATTAAAAGTAGCTAACAATGAGTATGTAGTAGCGGCAGATGTAGTGTCTGATATTGGAAACGGATCATCAGATGCAGGTGCAAAGAAGTTAGATGACATGATGAAGAGAGTAAGAATGGCTAGGCATGGCACTGACAAACAGCCACCTGAGGTCAAAACAGAGAACTTGTTGCCAGCATGATGTTTAGTGCCGTTCCAAAAGAAGCTTTAGATATCGTGTGGGGCGATGTAAAGAAACTATTAGAGCCTGCCGTAGAAACAGCAAAAGGCAAGATGACATTAAAAGATGTGTATGAATACATTAAAAAAGATATTTATAGCTTATGGGTTGTTATGGAAGAAACAAAAATAGTAGCGGTCGTGACCACTCGTGTGATACAATACCCAGAGAGCAGAGCATTGGCACTAGACTTTATTGGGGGTAAAAGAATGAAACATTGGTTGCCCAAAGCCCAAAAAGTTATTAATAAGTTTGCAAGAGATAACGGATGCCGTCATCTAGAAGGATATGGTAGAAAAGCATGGATTAGATGGGGCAGACGACACGGATGGAAAGAAGATTACACAGCATTTAAGATGGAGCTATAATGGGCGGCGGAGGATCAGCACCTACAGAAACAAAATCTACGGTTACTCAGACTAACTTACCTGAGTATGTAAGACCGTATTTTGAGAGGTTACTACAAAGAACCGAGACTGAATCTAAGAGAGACTATGAGCCGTATCAGGGTCAGAGGATCGCTGATGTCAGTCAGGATATACTTACATCAGAGGACAGAGTAAGAGGGATTGCCGATCAAGGTCTGCCAGAAATACAAGCATCTCTGGATAGATTTCAGCGTTCTATGGATTTTCAGCCTAGACAATTTACTGGTGAAGAGGTTGGCAAGTATATGTCACCGTATATGGATGAGGTTATTGCCAGACAAAAGCAGGGTGCTACGGAAGATTATCTAGCTCAGTTGCCTCAAGGAGCGGCTCAAGCCATATCAGCAGGAGCATTCGGTGGTTCTAGAGAAGGGGTACAAAGAGGAATAGGACAGAGTAAGTTTTTAGATAGATTAGCAGATATAGAGGCAACAGGACGACAGCAAGCCTTTGACAAAGCCGCAGGATTGTTTCAAGCAGACAGGGCGGCGGATGTGCAAGCAGAGCAACTAGGGTTAGGGGCGGCTACACAGTTTGCAGGATTAGGTGAAAGAAGAAGAATGGGTGCAATAGATGATGCCAAGTTATTGGAAACAATAGGTAAAGCAGGTATGGGAAGAGAGCAGGCAGGTCTTGATTTAGCCTATCAGGACTTTGTAAGACAGCAGGCTTTCCCACAAGAGAGACTAGGACTGTTTTCATCGGTGCTAAGAGGTATACCTGTTACACCATCGCAAACATCAACAACGTATCAGCCATTTGACCCACTAGGAAGAGCGTTAGGTCTTGGTCTTACAGCGTTAGGTGGGGCGAGGTACTTTGGCTAATGTATAATATCATTCAAATACAGGACAGGCTGAAAGACGTATCAGATCAGTATCTTCAAGGATTAGCGACAAGACCAACAGACGATGTGCCTCCTTTCTTGGTTTTATCCGAACTAAAAAGACGTTCTGATAGCAAGAAAGCACAAGAAGTTCGGCAAGCTCAAGATATGTCAACAGTGCTTGAGGATCAGGTTGCAATGCAAGGTATGCCTGTGGATGAAGCATCAGCTATGGCACAAGCAATGAACCCAAATACAGACACTGGCATGAACACAGGGCGTGACGAGGGTCTTATGGCAATGAAAAGAGCCAGTAGTATACCATCAGAGATTATGAGTGTAGAAGATGAAGATGTTAGAGGTATGCGTGGTGGTGGTTTAGCTGAAAGAGTATCGCCTAGACCAGACGATACAGGAAAGTTTGAAGGACTCATGGGTAAGTTTTTCGGACCTGCTATGGGGAGTATAGATTTAGCCGCTAAATGGGATGCACAGTTTGGTATGTACTATAATCCAGACGGAACGATCAAAGATCAATTTAAAGATTTAGTTGGTAGCAGTGCCACACAAGCGACCACAGATGCTGATGATCAGTTGCCATCGGTCAAAGATGCACAAAGAATGATGGATATAAATGAAATACCTAGCGTACCAAAGGAAACGGATGATGCCGATGATGATGACGATGATGACGATGGAACAGGTTCTCCGACAGGGTTTTTAGCTGATATAAAGAGGTCACTAGCCGAAATGAAAGAAGAAGCTAAAGACCAAAAGAAGAGGGATGAGGGTTTAGCTCTGATACAGGCAGGATTAGCTGTATCGAAAAGAGGCGATATATCAGAGGCTAGTGAAGGTATAAAAACACTACAAGCACAGACAAAAGCAGCGAAAGATAGAGAGCTAACAGCGGCAGGTCTCGGTGCAAAAATAGGAATAGCAGAAGCCACGATTGGTCAGAGAGCAGCCGCAGCAAAGTTAGCCGCCCAAAAAGCACTGACCAAGTCAAGTCTTACAGATGCACAGGCATTAGCCAATTACAGAATGGCTACAGAAACTATAGATAAGCTAAATAAAACGCTGAACGATCTTACCAATCCTTTATCGGAAGAGGACAAAATAAAAGCTCTAGAAAGAAAAGCATATTTTGAGAATGTTGTCGATATCTTGGGGGCAAGAGTTAAGGGAATTTTAGGAGCAGACATTATAGATGTAGCACCCAAAGCAGGAACGAGTTAGGTGTGCGATGCCATTGAAAATAGTACAAAGTCCTGAAACAGGTAAATACTATCCAGTAAATATCGCAGGCGAAACGCCAACAGAGGAAGAAAAGGCTAGAATACGAGAGTATCTTTCTCAAAGAGAAAAGCCTGTAGAACCACAAGAAGTAGAAAAAGAATACGAAGCCAAATCAGGTATTGTAGGGGCGTTTGATGTAGGAACTGACCTGATGGCTAATCAGCTATACTCCACAGTAGAGGGTATAGGTAATATCACTGGTATAAAAGCACTACAAGACTTTGGTAGAGAGGGGGCAGAGTCATACTCAGAGTCAGCCGCTCAGAAGTCAGAGGGTCTAACAAGACTAGGCGATGTAGAGGGTGGGTATACTGGAGCGAAGTTTGTTGCGGAAACCTTTGGTCAAGCGGCACCACAGATAGGTACAGCGCTAGCAGTAGGAGCCGCTACCGCAGCCCTTGCACCTGCTTTGCCTCTTGCGTTTGTAGCAGGTAGTGTAGTCGCAACGCTCCCATTATTATTTGGTGCTAACAGAGAAAGACAGAAAGAAGTAGATGAAGCCGAGGGTAGACCAGTAGAGGTTAATGAAGGGGCGGCTTTTATAGCAGGTTTAGGGCAATCATTTTTAGAATCATTAAGTTTAAAATTTTTAACAGCCGTTAACAAAGCAGGTCTCAAGATAGACACGACAAAGTTTGCAGAAAGAGGTCTTCTGACAGGTATACAAAGGGCTGCTCCGAAAGCTACTGCCGTAGGTGTAGCCGCAGGTAAGGGTGCAGGAGTGGAGGGTCTTACTGAGATAGGACAACAGGCAATAGAAAGAATACAGGCAGGTTTAGACCCATTGAGTGATGATGCTATGGCAGAGTATCTTGAGGCAGGTGTTGCAGGGGGTATCGTAGGTGGTGGTTTAAGAGGAACAGTGGCAACGGCTACTGAATTATCTGGTAAGAAAGAGGAGGCTGACAAGTTAAAAGAGTTAGCAGAAGACGAGCAAACAGATATCAAGAGGGATCAAGAGGCTCTAAAGAGATCAAGAGCATCATTTAATCAAGAGCCACTAAAACTTCAGGTAGAGCAAGGCGGTGTGGTTACAGACGCTCTAAGTGACGAGCAGATAGGCAGAGCCATAGGTAGACGAACAGCGGCAGAAAGAGAGATACTGCCAGACGAGTTAACAGAGGTAGAAAAGAAAGAGTTATCGTTATTTAGAACACGCAATAACATACCTCAAGACAAGCCTATAAGTCTGTCGGAAATAAGAAGTGCATTAGGTGAGGACAAAGCTAACGAATTAGCTAGTCAGCAAGGCTTGACAGCAGACAGCAGAAGATACCCACTGATTACGCAAAATAATAAATTTACACACGAACAGTACAAAAAAGTTCTGGATGAAATAGGCAAAAAGCAAAAGAAAGCGTTTACAGAGACAGAGCTAGATCAAGCGATACAAAAAGTTACAGGTAACTTTTCTGATGAGTTTACTATCGATATAAGAAATGCCTTAATTACAACAGGTAATCTTAGGGCAACGCAAGACCAGATTTACAACTACGAAACACAAACATTATTCCCATTAAAAAAGGTCAAATTTCAGAAAACAACGCCTCTCGCACAGGGTAAAGACTACACCGTAGAAGGAAGTGTAGCAAAGAAAGCTAATCAGCTTACAGAAGAAAGGGATAGACTGCAAAATAGACTAGATGAGATACCTAAAGAAATAGAAAATAAAGAAAATCTTATTGCAAAGCTTGATCAGCTACAAAATATAGACTTGACCACTGATGAGGGCATGAAAACAGCAGGTCTATATCTAGGAAAACAGTTCAAGCCACTGCCTAAAAATGCGACACCACAAAGACGCAGACAAAACGCCCAAAGAATAGCGACAGAAGTCAGAAGAAGAGCAGGTCAAATAGGTAACTTAGAAGTAGAACCTACAGGCGAGAGAAAGAACCTAAAAAATCTTAGAGAAGAGGTCGAAAATACCAAGAATGCCATAGAAAGTCTGTCTCAAGAAATCGATGCTATGAGAACAAAAGACTTTCGCATAGAAAACACTGAAAAAGGCGGTCGAGGTATGCAAAGTCTGAACGATCCAAAGACTTTGAGATTTGCCCTAAGAAACAAAGAGATAGACTTAAAGCTTGCAGAGCAAAGATTAAAGAATCAGAAGAAAGCAAAAGAGTCTGACGAGGTTTTACAAGCCACAGACAACGAAATATCTATTTTAAAAACAGAAATAGATGAGTTTAAAAACAGACTAGATAATCCTACTGCTCCAGTGCAGGAAAACATAGAGCAAAACGATGGCAACGCCTCATCAGCAGGTGCTGAAGTCGCTATGGGCAAGCCTTTTTCACCTAAATACAGAGCCAAAATGGCAGCGATAGGCTCACGACTTAAAAAGTATATGTATAAAGAGCTAAAGCTTAATCCTGAACAGGTAGGTCTGATACTAGATAAGCTAATAGACCCCAACAAAAACTTTGTAACTTTCGGTGCAGAGCAGAGAGCGGCAGGAACAGACATAGCTGAAAACAAAAGGATGATTTATCTTGCCACAGACTTGTTTGATCCTGAGATGGTAGAAAAAGGTAATCTTAATGAAGCATACAAGAGGCTAAAAAGCACTCTAAATCACGAAATATTACACTCTCTCAGGGCTACCAATATAATAACAGACCCTGAGTTTAACGCCTTGGTAAAGGCAGCAAAGACACGCAAGCGTGTAATATTTAAGGATGGAAAGCTAACAGAGAGAAAGTATAGCTACTTTGAACACGCCCTGAATTTGTATCCAAGAAGTAAAACAAGAAACGATGGGGTAGAGGTACAATTTTATCCTGACATGAGCGACCAGAAGTATGCCGAAATGGTAGAAGAAGAGGCAGTAGCAGAGATGTTTCGTGATGTCATGGATGGCAAGCTTAAAATGGGTGGTAAGCCAAGAACACTGTTGCAAAGAATAAAAGATTTCTTCCTGTATTTATTTAAATCGCATCAGGACAATGATGTAATTTCTGTTGAGCAGATATTTGAGGATATTAAGTCAGGTAAAATAGGTGACACCAGAAGAGGCAGAGCAGGCGATGATGATAGAGGCAAACGACTATCTATAAGCAGAGCATTTATGGAGGCAGAAGAGAACTACACCGAAGGGTATAAGTACAAGGACATGGGCTTCCATAAAATAGTGAAGAATATGTTGGATGAGGGATATAAGTTTAATCCAGAAACAATAGAATACCTTGGTATGAAAGAGGGGTCGGAGATAGTGCCTCCTGTAGAGGACTATGTCGCTAATTTATATACAAACAGGGGTCTAGACTACTTGCAGAGCCGCCACTCAGGTGACAGAGGTAGAAATCTAGCTTTGCTGTATCAGGGTAAAGTGGGAATAAGCCAAGCAGAGGTTGATAGACAGCCTAGAAAAGACGATATGTCCTTTGTACCAGATGAGCAAGCTTTAGAAAAAATTAAGTTTGATCTATGGAAGATAACACAGGCTCATCTCATACATTTACCAGATAGAATACCGTTGTTTAGGATCGGTCCTGTAGACTCCAAAAACTTATACAAGGGGCAGATGCATTCATACTCTCTCACACCCAATCCTAGCCAGATGGGGATGTATAAAAACAAGAGGAGCTTTGCCTACAAGGAATACATAAAGAAACGAAAAGCAGAACTTGGTTTGTTTGGCAGAGGTCAGGTAGAGCCAGAGGTGCAGGGATATCTTGTTGACAAAGAAGACATAGTAGTTGCCCCTAATCTAATTAGAGGGGATATCTTTGCAAAAGACCCAGAGCAAGAGGTTCTAGTAAAGCCTGCCGATATTATGCGAGCCGACATAGACGAGTACGAATATATCTATGGTAAGCCTGACGTTAGAGTAAGACGATCCAAGGGAAGAGAGTTAGGCTTTCAAGTATCACCCAAAGTTAATATGATACCGTCCGATACTACTTTGATTAGTTTGACTAACTTTATCAAAGAAAATCCATATGGGTTTACAATAACATCTGACACCTTTGAACCTGTTCCTACAGGGTTTGTTGTTGCTCCTGTCAAGGCTGCGGAGATACCTGTAGGTAAAGATTTAAGCCTAGATTTTTTAAGAGAGTGGATAAATAACGCCAAAGATATTTCTGGTATATTAAACAGAGAAATATTTATGGGTGGTTGGAAAGACAGCAAGACAGACGACTATTATCTTGACAATACGATCATATTTGATAATAAAGAAGAGGCTTTATATGTCGGTCAGGCATCGGATCAAAAAGCCATCTTTCACATTGATGAACTTAATGAAATAAGGACAGAAGATGGAATCAGAGAACTCAAAGAAGGTGGAGCTTATAGGGATCAACTCGCAGAGCGATACCGAAGAAGTGTTGAAAAGGCTAGTAGCCTCTTTGACGAGGCAAGGGTTCAACGTGGTCGGCTCCCCATCGGAGGACGAGCAGTCGATCAAGAGTTCAAAAAGCGATCCATCAGCCGACTAGACCCTGAACTATTCCAAATATCATCACTACCAGAAGTAGACCTATCAACCCTAGAGTTTGTATCTCGTTTAGGTGAGAACGACAAACCTGAGAACCTTGTTAAGGTTGTTCGTGATTATCTAGACGAAAGAATGCAGAGATCAGGAGTAGACTTTAGAGTAGACTATACTGATCCAGACCCAGAGGTTCTTGAAAAGATAGCCACGCTGATGGCAGCAGAAGCAGAGGTGGCTCTTGCAAGAGATGGTAATGCTATAGGTTGGTACGACAACAAGTTAAAACTTGCCAAGAAACTATTTGGTCTTGTGCATCCAGAGATCGTAAACAAGAAAGACCATGAGGCAGCCTTTGACTTTGCATTGGCAGTAACATCAAACGGTACATCGGTTGTAGATAATTCTAAGTTTGCCATAGAAGCATATAGATCATGGGTTAGAAACGGTAGGTTCGACATAAAAGGCTATGGTGACAAGGTGGATGCGATGCAAAAAGCATTCTCTTTCTACAACGCTTTGTATGATTTCTACGATAGGACGAGAGGCAACAAGACTACAGCAGAAAGAGTAGCTGACTTTCTCGATGAGAAAATGACTGTCCGTGACTTACGAGAAAGCGATTTCTTACGAACAATATCAGAGGAATACGACTTAAATATATTGGCTAGTTTGGCACAAGAGTCTGTAGATACAGAGGTAACAGTGTCAGCCATAATAGGTGCGAAGATAGGTAATGGCTTTTATCAAAACCTTAGAGGCAACTATAATAACTTAACGATGGATAGATGGTGGCAACGGTTCTGGAACAGAATTACAGGCAATCCATTCGTAAAAACTGGTGACGCTACAAAGATACAAGCCTACAGAGATTTTATAGATCAACTAAAGAGACCAAAGCGAGACCTACCAGATATAGACAGACAAGCACTCCGAGCCACTATGAAGTCTATGGATAATCCTGTAATAAAAACAGGAAAATTTGAGGGTGGCATACAAGATGTAGATACCAACATCGTAGACATAGCGTTGCAGTTCGCTGTTGAAAGAAACAAGCTATATAAAAGAATATCAAACGAGGGTGTTGGTAAACTAAAAGGCGAGGCAAAGAGAGCTATAGTCGCACGAAACAGAGAGGCGGCAGGCATAGACGAGAATACTGATATGTCTAAAGTTGCTAATCGAATGGTCAGAAACTTTGCCGAAACACTAGACGATTCTCCAAGAGGTCCATTAGAGCGTAGCTACATGAGGAGTGCGGTTGATAGAGCTATAAAAATACTAGAACAAGACAAAATAGTAGAGCCTAACTCACTAACAGTGGCAGATTTCCAAGCCTTGATGTGGTTTTATGAAAAGAGTTTACTACGAAACCTAGGGGCAAAAACAGGCAGAGGATCAGAGAACGACTATGTAGACGGAGCGATAGCATTTTTAAGAGAGGAAGGTATATCCGATGACAATATTCAAGAAGCACTCCCCACAACAGACGGACACCGCATCAATCGTGGAGTTAGTCCCGACACAGGAAATGAGCAACTTAGTGAAAGAGCTTCAGACGTTAGTAAAAAAATCCAAGACTTCCAAACTCAAGGGGAGTTCGATGCGGAAATCAGGCGAAGAACGGATGCCAATAAGCAGTCCATTGACGACAGACGTAGAAGCATCGGAAGATACATAGATGACTCTATAAAAGAACGAACAAGAGTAGAGGGTACAACTCGTGGTGATGTGATGACTCATCAGCATAAGATGATGTACACAGCCTCTGCCAACGCCATAGCTGACAGGCTTGCAGGAAAGATACCTAATTTTATTCCTGTAATAGGCGGTAAAAAGATACCTTTCGTTGGTTTCGATCAAAAGAAATCAAAAGAGTTATCGGATTTATTTATAAGATACTTCCAAGACCGCATGATACCAGTGGGTAGAATGATCGATGAGTTGCAGGAAAAAGGATTTAAACTAAGTGATGCTTTCGATCCTGTGATGCAAGAGCAGTTGATGCAAGGTAAAACAGGTGTCCTTTTGGAGAATAAGAAGGAGACCATATACAAGAAGCCAATGGACATCATCAAGAAGTTTCAATACAGTGAAGCCGATCTCAACGCATTGCAAGAGGTGTCACGGAATGCCTCTGATCCTGATCAGCAGGGTTACGTCACAGAGATGAGAGAGAAGTTTTATCCGTCATTCTGGAAGAGAATATTGTTTGGTGATCAAAGCAAAAAGCTCGTCATGGCTGAGACATATCTCTATGCCTTACACGCAAAAGAGAGAAACGCATACATAAGACAGATAGATGTAAACAAGGTTAACCAGTTTCCAAACAGAGGCTCTGGTATGTCCGACACTGAGGCTGATGCTATAATTAATTGGTTCAAGCAACAGCCAGAAAGTTCTAGGGAACTTTTGAACGATCTACAGGAATCTGTCAGAGAGGTTATAGCCGATACTAACAAGACAAGAGAGGATGCAGGATTGCAACGCATCTTTGATACAGGACCTCGTTGGAAAGACTATGTTCCTCTAAAAGGTATCTTCCACGTTGAGGATGAAACAGTGGATTACTCCAACGGTAGTGCGAGACTGCCATCACAACAGCCCATGTTTGGGGCTATGTTTGCAGAGGACAGACAGGTCAAAGGTCGTATGGAATATGCTCCTAACATACTTGCCAACGTGTTTACACAAAACGCTAACTCAACCATCAGAGCAGAGAGAAACAAGGTCGGATTGTCAATGCTAAATCTTATACGGCAAGACCCAGAGCTACTGAGAGACTATGCACAGATACAGGATATACCTGGTCAAACAAGACGAAGAGATGCACGAACAGGGATACTTAGCAGTAAACCGAACACGAGACTACAAGATGCGTTGGATAAGAATGTTCTAGTTGTAAAAGAAGACGGAAACGAAGTTAACATACGATTTAACAGTGCGGTTATGGCAGGTGCATTCAGAGGTGATACTGCCATCAACATCCAAGGATTTATGGTTCCACAAATAGGTAGGTTCAATAGGTTTCTATCGAACATCAATACCTCTTATAACCCTGCGTTTATCATACCAAACTTTGCCAGAGACTTGCAGACAGCCTTGGTAAATATAGATCAGTACGAGGGAGAGAACCTAAAGAAAACCGTATTCAAGAGAACTCTTCCGATGGCAAGAGGTGTCATGAGAGCCGTAAACAGAGACCCATCAAAGAGAGATACCACATCACCAGAGGCAAAAGCATACCTCGACTTTGTTGCAAACGGTGGTAAGAACGTAACCAACCAGATGACCACGTTAGAAGATCAGGCTAATGACATATCACGAATCATGGGGGAGATAGCCGAGGGTGGTCTTGTTGGTAATCTACAAAAAGTTAGAAACGGTTGGGTTGGCGATAAGACAGCAAGTATATTCAGCTATGTCGAGAACCTCAATACTGCGGCTGAGAACGGTGTTCGTGTTGCCACATATCAAACTTTGCTTGATACAGGTAAGTACAGCAAGGAGCAGGCAGCCTTGGCGGCTCGTAACATCACTGTGAACTTTGCAAAAGGCGGTGAACTCAAACAGCCATTTAACTCATTGTATCTATTCTACAATGCTTCTCTCCAAGGATCGTTTGCGTTACTACAGGCATTCTCAAAGTCTGCGAAAGTCAGGAGATTATGGATGGGTCTCCTTTTCTTAGGTATATCTCTAGATCAGCTAGGAGCGTTGTTTTCGGACGAGGACGAAGAGGGCATGAAGCAATACGACAAGATCACAGACTTCATGCATGAGCATACAATGATACTTCCAAACTTTGGCAATGTAGCAGAAGCAGTTACAGGCAAAGAGTTGGAGATGAAGACATTCATATCCATACCGCTACCTTACGGTGTCAACATGGCATACAATACAGGTCGTGCTGTAAGTAGAAGATTAAGAGGCGGTTATACAGGAGCGCAGGCGACCAGTACGATTATGTCCACATTTTTTGAGGCAGTTAATCCGTATGGCGGTATGGAGAGTTTCGATAACTTTGTGTTCCCAACAATACTTGATCCGTACATGAGTTTAAAAAACAACATCGACTACGATAAGACACCAATATACAGAGAGGTTTCACAGTTTGCTGTAGGCACACCTGATAGTCAGGCGTATTGGAACAGTGCATCTCCAAGTGCTGTTGGTGTTGCACAGTTCTTAAACAGAGCAACAGGTGGATCGACAGTGCGTAAAGGCTTAATAGATTGGTCACCAGATAGCATAGACTTCATCTTTGGTTATCTAACAGGTGGTGTTGGTGTATTTGTACAGAGGTCTGCCAACGCAGGATATCAGGTCGTGTCAGGCAACGTATTTAGAAGTTTTGAAGATGGATTAAGTTCACAAGAACTCAGAGAGGGCATAAGACAAACACCGTTTGTAAGAAGAGTTCTTTACTCCACATCAGAGCGAGAGGACACAGGTATGTTTATCGCTAAACGTAACGAAGTATTTATAGCAAGGAAAGAGTTGCAAGCCGCAGCACAGACAGGTGATCCAACAGAAATTCAAGCAGTGCGAGATAGATACAAAGACGAACTGAAAGTGTATGGCATCATACGAGCCATAAACTCCAAGAGACAAAAGCTTACGACAGCAAGAAATCAGCTTCTACGAGCAGACCTCAAAAGGCTAGGTATAGACGAGCAAGAGAGAGAACGAAGGTTAGAGGTCTTGGATAAGGCTATACAGAAACTTATTCAAAGAGGTAACGCTGTGATGAGAGATGTTGATATGTCTTACACTACAGAGTTAGGACTAACAGGATAAAGTTACATATAACTTTACTCGATATTGAGCTTGGTGAACAGAGGTGTCTCACCCATAATTCTATTCTCAGCAATCTGTATGTAATCTTTGTTTAACTCTATGATGGTTGCGTTTCTATTTAATCTATCTGCCACTAAGCCTGTGGTTCCTGATCCGCCAAAGGGGTCAAGTACATGACCATCTCTTGGACAGCCTGCTTTTATACAGGGTTCTATTAGATCAGTAGGGAAGACAGCAAAGTGTGCGTCCTTGTAGGGTTTAGTGTTTACCGTCCAGACAGACCTCTTATTCTTTGTTTCTAATTCTTGACTTGCTTCTTCCTGTATTGCCTCGTGGTCAAAGTAGTAATGAGACTTCTTACTTAACAGGAATATATACTCGTGTGCTTTGGTGCATCGGTCTTTTACTGATTCGGGCATGGGGTTTGGTTTGTGCCATATTATATCTTGTCGTAGATACCAACCATCCTCTTGCAGAGCGAGTGCCACTCTCCACGGAATGCCTATCAAATCTTTCTCTTTTAGACCCTCAAGCCTGTTTGCCCTGTTCGGACTCACATCTGGTTGGTCATGTTTGCAATTATGGAATGTTTGCTTAACATTTGCCCCATCTGCACGATAGTTGTGATAGGAGTCCCCCAAATTTAGCCATAGAGTGCCGTCCTCTTTCATCGTATGTCTTACTTCACGGAACACCTCTACAAGCCGTGTGACGTAATCCTGAGGGGTCAATTCTAAGCCAATTTGCGAATCTTGACGCTTTGCACCACAATTTGGGCATTCTTGGCGATAAATGGCATCTCCGACCACATCTCCGTGTTCATACATATTTGCATGACCTGTTGCTGTATCTTTGGATATCTTTGTTAGACGTTTGTGGGGGCAGTTAGGATCGCCCCCTACCCACGTTCCTGTGTTGTAGTCACGCAATCCATAGTAGGGGGGTGAGGTGACAACAGTATGGAAGTGATCTCTGGGAAGTGTCTTTAGAACCTCAAAACAATCTCCTATTTTAATCGTTATCATTTTTAAGCTTCCAAGCTTTCTGTCGTAACTCTTTAAATTTAGCTTGTGCCATTTGATTGTGTTCTAAATCTTTTCTTGATTCTATATTAAGAAAACCTTTCAAAGCCTTAGAGCATTTATCCTCGCTATCTATATCATCTGTCATTAGATGGTAACTAGACTCCATGAGAAAGTGATTAGACTCTTCTATCTCATTCATCAATACTTCCCAGAACTCTGGTTCTTTGCATGACATGATAGCACTTTTTACAAGACGCTTACCCTCAAGTTCGGTCGGCTTGATGTCTACCTCTTCGTTTTCATTTATCCTAACCATAGCGACACCGTATCTAGTTCCTACCCAATCTCTTAATAAACCAACAGGCACATCATCAGGATGAACGCAGAGAACTAAGTTATATCCGTTCTTATCTTTTCGTAACGAAACTTGTACAGCCTCAAAGTTGTACGCTAAATCTTTCACATTATCCATTATCTGTTTCTCCTGATGGTAAAGCTTTGATTGATGATACTTTTTTAACTTCATAATCAACGTGTTTCTTATTGTCGTATCGCCCTGTTGCATAAACTTCTTCTCGTGCTTTAGCAAACTCCTTGGCTTGTCGAGGGTCTATGGCTCTCACTCTTCGTGTTCGTCTGTAAGTCACTTCTACAATAACGTCATACGATATTGCTCTGAGGTAACTAGCTTTTCTTCGATCTAGTTTCATTATACTTTCTCCAATTTTTTTCTGCCCACTCGATAGGATCGACACCTTGGAATATCCACCATCTACGCTCGTTACCGTCATGATGTATTTCCATGTGATGTGTATGGCATAAAGGCACTGTCCAGTTATCTCCCACCTTGAGGCTAACACCTCTGGGTTCAGCGTACATGATGTGATGAGCCTCGCTTGATTGTCCACATATCAAACAAGGCTCTTGCCGTACTAACCCAAGGTATTTGTTATCTCTAACTTTAGAGTTCGAAAGGATCATTGTTAGATGATCTCTGAGGCGGTGGTGACGATTGATTAGATCGTCTAGTATCAATGCTACCCTTTACAGATAGAAAAACCTCACCAGACTTTTTAGCCTCTCTCTTCCACGCACCTAAAGACATCTTTGGAAACAGAACACCCTCTTGCATCTGGGTGTATAAGTTCTCCACGACATCCCTCGTTACTTCTAACTGACCTGCGTAATCAGGTTGTGTGTCGGTTGTTTTGTTTTTGTTAGTAAACAATGAACCGTTAGCGTATTTTTTTTGTTCCATAATTTTCTCCTATTTGGTTGCTTCAAGTGATTTACGTCTTTCATTAAAAGACACTCTAGTTTTTTGGAATAATTGCTCATCGCCCTGTTGCAATTTATATATAGCAAAACCCTCACCGATGTTTGCTCTCCAAAAATCTTGTACACTCTGTTCTGTTTTGCACAGGTCTAGCAAGCTGACCATCTTTTCTGAGATATCTTTTAGATGTGTGTATTCTTCTTTAGAAGTTTTACCATCTGGACTAGAAAGTTGCATATAACTTTTTGGAGTTACAGTGGTTGCATCACCATCATCATCCGTTTCTGGATCGCATTCAAGATTAAGCATGGCTTGTAAAAGATATCTACGCATATAGCTGATACCAGAGCCTATGGCTTGGCTACCTTTTTTGGTATCGTCAAGACAGCTAACTTTACTCTCAAGCATTTCACCTGATTCTAAGTGTAACAGCCTACACACTAAGAGGTTCTCTACTCTGTCATCAACAACGATAGCATCGGTGGTGAAAGAGATATGCACACCGTTTTCTTCTAAGGGTTTTTTGCAAGCATCGAACACATCTTGTAGTGTGGAGTACTTGCTTTTAAATGCAGGGTTTGTACCAGACTTTTTAAGTTCTGAAAAACCTTTCGCTCTGGCATTTTCTATAGCCAAAAATATTTTTTTGTTTTCACTCATCGTCTTCTCCAATCATCCTTTTAGTTTTAAAAAATCCCTCATGCTGTGGATATCTGTGCATGAAGTATCGTGCATACATTGCAATGTAATCGTTACTAATCTTAAATGGGTTACCATACGTTACGACACTGGTTTCCCACCGTACACGGTTGATAATCATCCACGCTGACATCTTCTTGTGTCCTCGTCTTATTGCGTGGAACGTGAACTTGTCGAACAGTTCACAAACCTCTGGGTTTTTTAAATGCCATGACCACCAACTTGCTTTTAAATTTTGATATCTATTTCCCACGTTTACGTCCTTTGTTGTTAAATAGGTCTGGTTTCAAAAAACTCTTGCTCATATCCTCATGTATTTCTTTCATGATTTTTGCTTTACGCTTTCCTATCGCAGATAGTTTCTGACTTTTCTTCTGCTCTGCTGTAATAGGCTTTAACTTCATCGCATCCCAATCTATCCGAAATTTATCGTCATCTTTACTCATGGCATTCCCTTTGGTTTTGGTAGAGGCAATCGAACCGTGATCTCATAGTTCTCCACCTCTACGCAGTTTGGTTTATGTACCCAAGGATCGTATAGCTGTCTCAGTTGTTGAGCCATCTCGATACAATCGTCCTTGTAACTAAACACCAACCTATGCATAGCGTGGTTGTCTTGCTGTATGTCTGGCAGTGTTATTAAGTGTAAGACAAAGTAAGAGACAGGACTCATGATGTAGCCTTTGTGACATCATGTACGATACGCTCACATACGCCTAAAATATCTATCCAGTGAGAGTTATCACGTTCAACATGGATGTGTCTATCACCTGCATCTATGTAATAATCGCTATCTTCATCCCACTCACCGTGTTCATTCATGTGAACTGGTGAACTGCTCTCTACCCAGTACTCATGGTCACCGTATTCAAGAGTAAGAAAGTCGTGCTTTCTCACAAGATACCTCACTCGTCTTTGTGCTTTTTTACACCAAGCTTGGGTCACATCTATTGCTTTTAAAGTTTCAGAAACCTTGCTTCTTGTGTCTTTAAGCTTTGCTATTCTAGAGTTCAAATCGGCTAACTGTCTTTGAAGAGTAGATACTTTTTGCCTAATTGAATTTCCATCTGAATAATAAAATACCATTTGTTTTCCTTTTATTTAGTGACTTTAGTGGCACTAGTATTGTTTTCCAGATCAAGTATTTCCATCTGCATATCACGCAATTTATCCATCTGGTCAGTATCTGGAATTTTAAACTTAATAGTAACCGCCTTATGATCGGTATACTGTCTCTCATCTACAGGTTGCCATCTGTCCAAAGGACATTGTTCAAGCCAGTTATAAAATTTTGTTTTGATACTAAAATCTTTTTCACTCATTAGTAGTCTCCTTGTATTGTTGACAAAAATCTGCTACACCGCAGTAGTTCGATTTACACCGTGTGTACTCGCCCTTTCTAAATTCTATATCGTGATTTCTTTTGTGTACGTCTAAAGCTAATTTATCGGATAGATCGTAGACTAAGTTCTCTGCATCCTGCTTGTTGTTGAATACTCTAAATGCTTTCTTATTACCCTTTTTGATTACCGCCCACTTGTCCTCTTTTGCCCATCTCTCTTTATCGGAGCATGGGGTCAAACCGTCTTCTAGATCGAACATCTGACGAGCATCCTGATGAGCAGTAACTCGTTCGTTAACATATTTGATTCGTTCTTTCATAGACCACAAAGGTATGTCTATGTATGCTACAGGATGTTGTGGATAGTCTGGTTTTAGCCTTGCCTGTGTCCTGTTCCAATCTCTCAGGATAGCACATATCTTGATGTTGGTCACTGGTCTCTGCTTGTTCACCTCAAGCAAATAAGCATACACGTTTAACTGATTTATCCACTCCTGCTTGTCAAACATCACAGACCAAACAGAGGTTACCTTGTAGTCGGTGATCACAAGATCATCGCCAAGTATTTCATATTGATCTATTGCACCTGATATCTTCCAACCTCTAACAGTGTCGTATAGTCTCTGTTCTTTAACTACGTTGGGAGTCTTACCTGTTTCTAAAACCGAATGCACCGCAGTTCCAAACAGGGCGAATATCATATCCATAACATCCGTTGTTGTTTCTTCTTGGTGCTTCTCTCTAAGTAATAAAACCTGTGGTGCGTCTATTAACTGGGTAACAGAAATGTCTGCATCACCCCTGCTGTATTTATCAGACCTAGCATAGTTCAAGAACGAGTCTGGTAGACCGTGTTTATTGGTAATCATTGTAATCTCGTGTTTTTCGTTTATTATGTTTTCTAAAGGTATACCTTAATGAAAAACAGCTTGTCAATAAAAAATCCGCAAAAGACAAATTTTAATGTCACTTTTACAGTGTTAGGTGAGCCTGCCTCCAAAGCAAATCAAAGAAAACTTGTGAACATAAAGGGTAGAATAGTTCCGATAAAATCACAAAAAGCTTTGAATTATGTTAAGACCTTTCAACAACAAATCCCAAAACTAGAACCGCCAACTGAAGAATATGTCAGGGTGGAGATGATGATTTACTATGCCTCTCGCAGACCTGATCTGGACGAATCACTGATCCTCGATTGTATGCAGGATTATGTTTATTACAACGACAGGCAGGTGAAAGAGAAACATATCTATTGGGGTCTTGATAAAGAAAATCCACGAACAATCATTAGGGTTAGTGCCTATAACCCTGACCTAATTCCTGAGTACTTGACAAACATCTAACTCTGACAAATAATGTCCAATGTCAGAGTAGAGTGAATCATGGAACACGTTAGAATAAACGACATGGTTCTCAATTTAAGTAAGGGTCAACATAAAATACATTGTCCTGCCATTGAGTGCCGTGAGCGTAAGAAGAAAAACTTAAAAACATTATCCGTGAAAGTAGATCACGAGGGTGCGGTATACTATTGTCACCACTGTGATCTTAGAGGCTCCGAATTTTTCAAAACAGAAATGGAGATAAAACCCATGTCAGTGGTACAACCTTTAGATAAAAAATCATTAACAAACAATAGCTTACACTGGTTACAAGACAGAGGTATCAGTGAACAAACTGCTAACAAGCTAGGCTTGCAAACTGTCACAAGTTACATAAACTCGGTTGGACACGACACCGAGTGCGTTACGTTTCCGTATACGAATCAGGGGCAGACTTATGCTTCTAAGATACGAGCGATAGAGGAGAAGGGATTTGCTTGCAGTGGATCACCACAAACGTTTTTTAATATCGAAAACATAGATACCGACAAGCCTTTGATCATTGCAGAGGGAGAGATGGATGTATGTAGCTTTGTTGAGGCAGGATGGGATAACTGTGTGAGTGTTCCAAACGGTGCTGTAATGAAAGTCGTAGACGGTGATATCGATCCACAATCAGATAACAAGTTTAGGTTTCTCTGGAACGCTAAAGATATTCTGGAGAGCGTAGAGAAGATAATCATAGCCACCGATAATGATTCGGCAGGTAAGGCAATGTCAGAAGAGATGGCAAGACGCATTGGCAGACACAAGTGCTATAGATTTAAGTATCCAGAGGGGTGCAAAGACGCTAACGACATACTAACCCAGAAAAGTTCCATAGAACTTTATGACCTTATAGACACTGCCGAGCCGTTCCCCGTAAGTGGTCTCTATGATGCAGATCACTTCTACAAGGAGTTAGAACAGCTTTACACAGAGGGTTTTGGAAAAGGGGAGTCCACAGGCTTCGGTATGGTTGACAACCTCTACACAATCGTTACAGGGCAACTGACGGTCGTTACAGGACATCCTAGTAGCGGTAAGTCAGAGTTCGTAGATCAGCTAATGGTAAATCTTGCAAAGAGCAAAGGTTGGAAGTTTGCAATCTGTAGTTTTGAAAATCAACCAAGCATACATCAGGCAAAGCTGATATCCAAAAATTGTGGCAAGCCTTTCTTTGAGGGTCTTAGTCCGAGGATGACACGAGAGGACTTGGAGAATGGTAAGAAGTTTATACAAAACCATTTTAGTTTTGTGCATCAAGCAGATGGGTCTTTAGCCACTCTTGATTCGTTATTAGATAGGTTAAGGATTGCGGTGTTACGCTTCGGAGTAAAGGGATGCGTTATTGATCCGTACAATTACATTGCAAGACCGAGTGATATTAAAGAGACAGATTGGGTATCTGATATGCTGACAAAGCTTAGAGTGTTTGCTCAGAGTTATGATGTTCACCTATGGATGGTTGCTCACCCCACAAAGATGATGAGAGATGCATCAGGTAAAGTGCCTGTGCCAAAAGGATACGACATATCAGGTAGTGCATCTTGGTTTAGTAAAGCTGATGTCGGTCTATCTGTACACAGACCTAATCCATCTGAATCAAATATCTCTGAGATACATTGTTGGAAGTGTAGGTACTCATGGGTTGGTAGACAGGGAGAGACTTCACTGAACTACAATGCTGTTACATCTTCGTACAGTGAGACCAAACCAAAGGGAATATATGACGACTTTCTATTGGATGATGAACCTGATTTCTAGACAGGGTGTGTATCCTCCTTCTCTGTCACGAGAAGTTATATAGAACTTTTAGTTGGTCACGGTGGTCACGGTATTGATGATAAGTGCCACATCTAGTAGCCGAACTGCAACGAACCACAAAATATTGCAAGCCGTAATCCGTTGTGGGTAGGGATTTACTTGACAAAAATAAAACAACTACTTTATAAAGTGTGTGTGATTTTATGTTTTTCACTCTGACAAATAAGTCATACTTGGGTCTCTTCGGAGACCCTTTTTTTTTGGGGGGATTGTTGCGGCTCTGGGGGCGTGACTGCGGCAGCGTAAGCCAGCAGAGCAGAAGTTATATAGAACTTTTCAGAAGAGGATTTAAATAGCGATTCAATTCCTTAAAAAAAAAGACAAAAAAAAAGCCCCCAGACCACGAGAGTCTGAGGGCTAAAGTTTGAGGAAAGTGTCCTGCAAAAAAATGGGGATAGGCATTTAAGGATTATGTCGGAAACCCATCCCCAAGTTTCCCAATAGACAAGGGGAGTGAACCCTAGCAGGCAGTGTCTATTGGTGTTCGTATTACTAATTATATTTAGACCAATACTCATTCCAATGGAAGGAAATAGTTTGATCTATGTGGTGATCGGAAAGGTCTAGGTCAAGCTTACGATTAAGATCAGTGGCAAAGGTCTTTAACTCTTCCTTGTCCTCTACCTTGGCTACCTTGTCGATAACTCCATCGTAAAACTCTTCCTGCTTTCCTATTAGTGTATCTTTATATCTAGTCATTTTTCACTCTCTTTCTGATACTTGATTGCATCCACAGGGAGACTATCGCTAGTCTCCCAAGGGATAAAATCATTTTTTATTTAGTGCGTACTCATGCTCGATTGTACCCAACTCCGCATTGCCTACCATCCGTGGGGCGATCCACTTTTTAATAACTACACCGCCTTTGAGATGGTAGTGCCGAAAGTGTCCCCTGCGTAGATGCCTACGTTTGGGCGATCCACTACCTCTAAAAATTTTAGGATAGATGGTGATGCCCCTCGGCTTTGGCAGATCGATGCTGATCCGAGTAACCTCGTTGGTTGGCATTCGCCTGCCCCACATGATCCGAGGTGTACCCTTATCGACAGGCTTGTGCCTCACATGGTTTGGGTAGTTGATCAGTGCAATCAATGCCATGAGAAAACGAGTGTCTCCTGCATAGCTGTTAACTTGTTGCTGAACAACTCCCTGCATCTCCTTGCTCCAAGGAATTTTATCCAGAGCAAACCCAAAGGTGTTTGCCCATCCCAGTGCCAAGTGATGAGAAAAACTATTGTGTTTCATCAGTGGATCATCGGCATATTTTTGCCTGTAGATACCGCCCAACAAAACCCAACCGAGTTCATGCTGATGACTCAGGAACTGTTCGTGGGTGCAGTGCGGTTCCATGTCGGTCAGGCTTGTGTGTGCATCACCGACCGCAACGTGTGCAACCGAACCTTTCCAAGTGTATGGACTACCGTACTCGATCATGTGATCGTTAGCTAAGTGATAGTTACAAATCGGAAACACCACTTTGTTATTATCCAAAAAGATTTGGTCATAGGCATAGACGTTTTTATGCTTGACCTTGTGAATGTGGTAACCGATATGCTCGATTGGACTATCGTTGTCAAAGGGAACACCCAACCGCTTTGCCCACCTCTCGACCAACTCCATACGTTTTTTTTCATTCCACTCGATCCACATATTATCGACAGGCGGTATCGAGGTATCCAAGGCATCGAACAAATGCCGAGGCGGAACAAAAGAAGAGGCAACTGCGTGTTCAAGTAAATCATCGTCAACAAAAAACTTTGTTGAATTGATTAACTCGCCCTGAGTGTGTCGCTTTATGTACTCACTCTTTTTAGTTTTTTCGTAAACCGAGAGGCTACGCTTGGGATCAACTAAAGAACCAATTACTGTATTAATAAAATCATGCTCCATTGTTCACTCCATTTTTATTGTGCTTTCGCAGACCATAAAGGTTTCGACAGGTAGCAACCCTTGTCTCATCAGTGCGATAGGGTTGGCAAAAGTTCTATATAACTTCTGCCAACCAATTAGAAAATTTAGTAGTCTGCTCCCCAGAAACCAATGAGCAACCCTGCAAAGTTTACCAGTGCAATGGTTGCCCAGTTAGTCAGGGCATCGATGTTGTCGGTAGCTGTAGCATCGACTATGCCCCAAGTGACGATGAAGAACAGGATCGATGAGATCACCAATACCTTATTGAAAAAACCTCTGTTCCAAAATTCAAACATTGCCACCCCCCATCTCGATAGAAAAAGCGCACCAGATAAAGATAAGCACCAGTATGCCCATGAATAAAAAGATACAGTTGAAGATATCGATAACGTGCATCTCTCTAATGTATTTCAATATTTCTTTAATGGTCATGCTACATCTCCTATCAAAGCTGATTTGATCATTGCGTCCTGTCTCCCATCGATAAGTCTCTGGGCATCGTATCGGTTGTTACCGAAACCAATAACAGGCTCACCGCTTGCGGTCTCCTTAACCATCATCCAAGCATTAGTCCAGACCCTGAAGTGATACTTCATACCCCAGTAACGCTTTTCAGGTTTCTTCCATACAGGCTGATAGACCGTAGCACTGTATACCTCGATACCCTGATCAGATAATTCCTGTAACTCCTTGGCATCGATGTCGGTGCGTGGCTGTAGATCAAGGGTCATGGCAAGTCTGCCCTGATACTTGAAAGTCTCTAACCCCCTCTGCATGATCTTTTTCTTCCAGAGGTAAGGAACTACAATTCGGATACGCTTGTAACTGGAGTCCAAAAGCTGACCGCCAGAGAGAAGTCGTATGCTCTCGTCTAGGTCTCTGGACTCTATCACAGGCTTGCCAGAGTAAGTACCATAACGATGCTCGATTGCAACTCCACCCTCTTTCTCTGCCTTTGGAAAGGCATTAGAGAACACGCTCTTGAAAGCATACATACTGTCATATGCTCTTTCGAATGGAACATTCTCAGGCTTGAACTTTAAAGTGTTAGGCTTGTCCTCATCGAGTTCATAGGCATTGCCTCGTGCGTTCTCTCGCATATCCTCAAACTCTCGCCTCATATCGGCAAAGGTATGGAGATAGGGTGGCAGTGTTCTCTCAGGGTATGAGAGTTGAGAGGCATCATAGAAACCATTATGTTGTGCATCTAAGATGTAGTCTCTAACGTGTTCTGGCTTTTCCGAGTAATCACTCTTGCCAGTTTTCCTGTAGTTCTCCGAGGTCAACCACTGGGAAACAGAGGTTGGCACTTTGTAGTGATCCAAGAGGAACTGCATATGCTCCCTGCGTACTGCAAGGTCTTGATTTATTTTAACTGTCATTTTTCACTCCTTTTTAAAAAATATGATGACCGAAAGTTCTCTAACCAAAAACTAAAACTTAATTTACTTGGCTGTAAAACTTTACATATGTAAGACTCAAAAAGACCCTCGTCATGTAGCGTCTTCTTATACTTAGAGGTAACCTCTGATATGCTAGAGTAGCCATCATAGGTATCGTAAACCTCTACATCGCTGAACTCCTTGGTACGAGGATTGCGTACATAATACGTCCTGACCAAAAAGTAATTTGGTTGTTTATAGTCTGTCATGTTTCACTCCTTTATTGTTATGACATTGTGATGCTAGGTGCATCTGGTTGCAGGCAAAAGTTCTATATAACTTTGCTTGCCTGCAACGGGTTGAACCTAGTCCTTAACGTGGATGGTCTCACCGAAAGGGGCATCGACCTCATACCCAGAAGTATTGATCCAAAGCACCTCACAAGGCGGTGCAGTGTCTGGGTAATCGTCTATACCCATGTCAGTAAGGAACATCACCTTGGTATCCTCATCGATTAGGTGATTGTCTTCGAGGTACTGAAAGCAGGGTGCAACAGCAGTGCCACCGCATCGAGTACGCTCCAGAGATGTAATCTCCTCACCCTCTTGATAGTAGGCGATGTTCTCCTCATCGATGCTTGTGTCGAATGGGATCAGGGTCACACTGGTAGGCTTGCAAGTGAGAGATATCTCGTTCAACTCTGCAAGGGCAAGCTTGCGTTCGTCAGTGCGTACACTGCCACTCTGATCATCGAATATAATCAACTTGCCTACACCCTTGGTCTCCAGTACAGGATCGAGAATACCAGTAGTCCGATAGGTAACGATATCGAAAAACTCGTAAGTGTAATCGTCAGGCTGATCACCGCCATTCGCAAACCTGCGTAGCTTGTCTCGCCAATCAACCTTAGGTGTTAACAACTCATCGATCAAACCCTTGACCGCACTGGGCAGATTGCCTGCTGTTCTCGGTGCGTTGAGGATCATCTGATCAATATCTGCCTCAAGAGTAGATAGGTCTGCCTCGGACATAACCGAACCGTCCTCATTGGTAGGCTCTAGCATCTCGCCCCAAGGTTGAGGCTGTAGTCCAGAACCGCCCTGACCCTGACCGTCCTGCTCCTGCTTGTCCTCTTCCTCTTGCTGTTTGTTCAAGCGGTTGTAGATAACCTCTGCGGTCAAGCCTCGGAAAGCAGGATCGAGCAAAGCACCCTCAGGCAAACTCAAACCGCTCTTAGGATCATCACGAATAATGTCCTCGATGATCCAGTTAACCGCATGATCACAAGCCATATTCCAAAGCTTATGATTACGATTTTTCATACGCAAAACGTGCTTGAATACAACGTGCAAAATCTCATGCAGTAAAACAGTGGCGGTCTCCTGTGGTGACAGGGAGTCGGTGAATGCCCTGTTCCAGTAAACCTTTTTGCCATCGGTTGCCATCGTGGCTAAATCGTCACGTTCAACGATAGGCATTCTGGTGAGGCTTGTACCGAAAAAGGTATGTCTGAGCGTCAGGTGTACAGTGCCTTTCTTGATCTTAACATCGGCTGACCATGACGATGCATTAACTTGTAAATTCATTTTTCACTCCTAAAATTGTGGGGGGAAAGTTCCCCCCCAGATTAAACAATCAACTCTCTGCCAGAGTTTCTCACCCATTCTTTGTAGGCTTTGTTCTTGAGTAACTCAGGGTTGCGTCTGATTGCGTCCTTGATGACAACGACAGCCATCTCATCCTTGTTGATCTCCTTAAATCGAGAGATGTATTTGACGATGTTGTCAAAATTTTTCTCGTTAGCCTTGGTGGAGATAGCACCACACAGGGCATAGAGTACATCCACTTTCTCAGGTATGGTTGCAGTGTCTGGATTGTTGATTAGCTTATCCAGATCGAGGAACTCAGGCACACTGCCGATCAACTTGAGAAAACCTATGAAATCGTTAGTAGCACTCTCGCCAACTGTGCCTGCTATTAATTTCATCAGGGTGACCTTGTTGAGACCTTTCACCTTTAGGATATGCCCCACCTTTTCCCATGATCTGGGAGTGTAGCAAACATCCTGCGTAGGATCGTTGAGGTAGTAGAAATTAGGTCTCGCTCTGAGGTAAGCATTCACCTTAAAGTCAAGACCGATCTTAGCAAAGTAGCTGAGTGTGTCCTCAAGATCAGGGGCAATTGGGATGTAAGTCAAAACATCCTTAACGTGTGATGGCAGTGCGTTAACTCCTGCCTTGTCAGACAATCTGTTACCTGCACAGACAACCTGCCAACCCTCTGGCAACTCCCAATCTCCAATTCTTCGCTCAAGAATAAGAGGTCTGGCAACATTAAGAGTTGCAGTGATTGCTTGAGCCAACTCGTCCAGAAATAAAACTCCTGTCTTGTAACCCTCGGCAATCATGCGTTCAATATTCTTGATGAATATCGGCTTGGTCTGGTTGGTCTCAGTGCCATCCTTGTTTGGTATTTTGTCACCGCCTACCTGAGTAGGATTAAAGGTTGCTAGGTGCAGTGGCTCTAAGCCTCGACCTGTTCTTTCACAAGCCTGCTTGACCGCAGAACTCTTGCCAACTCCTGCACCACTGACAAGGTAGGGAACAACCCTAGATTGATCATTGGCTGTAGCAGGCAAGCTATCGTTGTAGTCGAGTATTGAGATTAGGCTATCAATAGCCTCTGATATTTTCCATTCCATGATTTCACTCCTTTTTTATTGTTGATGGATGGTGATGCTATGTGCATCCCCAGAGGCGGTGAAAGTTATATGAAACTTTACCGCCCTAGGGGATAAACATTTACGATGCGTAGAGGTTGTTGTTTAGATCGTCTTGCTGATCCTGATTAATGCTATCGAGGATTTTGTCCTCTGCCTGTTCGCACTCATCCAGTATCTGCTTTTCCTCTTTTTCTGCCTTGTCGATCTTCGCACCCTTTTTGTTGATCTTATTCTTAGCCGTTAGTCTGGCTTGGAATATCTTATCGAACTCCCTGTACTCGTCAGGTGATAGACCGCCTTTCCAACCGCTACCGTCCTTAGTGTGCCTGCCCAATATCTTGTCCACTAGCAGACCTACTTTGCTTGTGTCCTCTCGGTTAGGATCACAAGTAGCAACTAGCTTTGCCTCAGAGGTGATATCTGCCTTGGCAAAGGCATCCTCTATCCAACCCTCGATATCGTTGTGACCTTTGGGCGGTAGCTGTTTGGTAGTCTTAAACCACTTGATAACGTGCTGAGTTTTCTCTGCTTTTTTCTTAACAAAGCTTGGTGAGTATCCGCAGTTATTAGCCAACTCGGTGCGTAGTTTAGTCATAACGTCAGGCTCGATCACGTTGCCTTTGTGGTCTAAAAACTTAGAGGCAAGCTTAGTGTAAATACCTACTTGAGCCGTATTGATCAGAGCAGAGTTGTCTTTGTTAGTTGCCCTAGCTTTACTGATCTCTTGAAAGTTACCCTTTAAGATTTGAGTATCGTCTTGATTTAAAATATTTGTCATTGGTTCACTCCTATTTGACAGTTGATGTTGCCCTGTAATTACAGGCGAGTCGAGCCTCAACTGAGGCTCTCATCGTTTGTAATTAGAACGCATCGAGATAATGTGGATATGTGCATATATCCCAAAGTGCATCCTGTAAGCTCTTGTAGGTTTGACACCATTCCTCATGTTCACGTTCCCATTGGGTGCCTTTGCTCTCGATGGTTTGCTCAAGCACTAGCCATTCATTTGTTGCGTAGGTTCCTGTCTCATCGTATTGCCTACGCACCAAGAAAACTCTGCCCTTGTATTCTAATCGATATCCAAATGTCAGAGCCAAGCTTTTACCGTATTGCTTTCGCACTGCTTTTTTAAACTTTTGAAACTGTTCTTCTTGTTGATCTATATTCATTTGTTTTTTCACTCCTTGATCCTGTTTAATTACAGGGGAGTCGAGCCTCTCGGTGAGGCTCTCATCCTTTGTAATTATACTTGCTCCAGTCTATCAAGCTTATTGGTTAATGCCTTTAAGCAATACTCAGTAAATTCGTTAAGAGTACCTTTAAAATTGCCATCGAAAATCTCGACTGCTTTACGTCTGCCATCGGCAGTTTTTCGATAAGTTATAAAGAGGTATGGGTCTCTCTTAACTTGTCTTAAAGTCATAGGCTTTTTGCCTTTTCCTTTAAAAGCTACTGCATAGATTTGCAAAACCTTGTTTAACTCTTGGGCATTTTTTACTGGGGATGCATACCTTGTACCTAATTGAATAGTCATTTTTCACTCCTTTAATTCTGAAAGAGATGCAGAACCAATCTGCACCTCTCGCAAAATTAAGAGGGGCGATTTCTCGCCCCATCTAATTTGATGTCGAAAGACCTCGGAAAATTTCTCTACATCGCAGAGCCTAGTCCTTGGTTTGTTTCTGTTCTGGCTACCCTAGCTTAGACCTTATGGTTTGTGATCTGCTTTTAATGAGGGTGGGTAGTGTTTCATCATCGAGCCTGTCGCTTGCGGTATCAGGTGATCTAGATGCCCTCTTGGTGCTTGCGGTATCTGTGTCGTATGTGTCTCCTTGCGAATCACAGGGTGCATTATTGCCCCTGATGTGATCATTATACGCACACTTTTAAAACTATGTCAAAGGGAGATTTTTACAGTGGTTAAGAGGTGGCTATGCTGTACAAAGTTATAGGTAACTTTTGAGACCTTTTTTTGCCCTATATAATAGTGAATACCCATTATGCAGATGCAGAAAAACAGCCTAAAATGTTGACGTTAGGTAAGCTTTTGTACCCTGTTTGTTCTCACTTTTTGAAAAGTTAAGTCATTGATTTTATTGACTTTTTTTTTCCATTCTGCAAGTGCGAATATCGCGAATAAGCGTCACTGAGTGGGTGTTAGCCGATTTTATGACCCAGAACACCTAAAAGTTCCCAATGCCTCTGTATGAGGCTTAAAACGATGTTTACCTTTTGTTCTTTTTGGTGCTATATTGAACTTTTAGAGCAAAGTTATATCTAACTTTTGGAGGCAAAAATGACCGATAAACGCAGACCAAAACTGAGGGTAGTGAAGGGAAAAACCGCGACCGCGTCCACTGCTACGCAGGCAAAGAGACTGACCCAGAAACAAGAGAAATTCCTAAACCTAGTACTAGGATATGATTGTAAACCTATGACCTTAACCGATGCATACAGGGAAACATATAAAAGCAATATGACAGACCAGAACACCAGAACAGAGGCTTACAGGCTTTATAAGACATTTGAAACCGATCCCCTATTAATCCCCCATTTAAATTCAAAGCAGGCAGAATTGGCAGACCGTAATCGCACGAGAGACCGAAACTTGAAAGCCGAAATATTACAGGGGATTTATCAGGAGGCTAATGATTTCCAGAACGGTTCACCGACCTCCAGAGTCAGATCATGGGAATTACTGGGCAGGACGATCCCTAATCTTTTTAATTCTAATATCACCATCGAGGAATCCAAAAGCTCTGAGGATATCAAAGAGGAGTTAGAGAAAAAGCTTAAGACACTTCTATCTGATTGACCCCACCTACCCCCACCCACCCTCTGATAAGCACACGCTAGACATGACTATGTATAATATTCTACACATACAATACTATGGATTTCTTAAAACGGTTCAAAGTGAGTGAGTGGGTACTCTTTTCTATCTTATTTTCGTATATTATGGAGAGGCTCATAGAAGGTGATACAGAGGGCTTAATGGTTTGGTGGTACTTTGTGATGTATTTAGGTTCTCTGCCTACTGAATGAAGCTTATTTGCTCGCTATGAGGCTATCTAGCTTCTGTTCTAGTCTTAGTAGATGCTCAACAACTCTTTCGATGTCTTCTCGGTGGTCGTTCTTGTGGACATACTGCTCACGAGTTTTGTTCAAAAGTATTTGAATACGTTTTAGTTCGTCACTTTGGGATTTGATATAATATGCCAGTGGTGCTATAACTAAAGTTATGATTATATTCCACAATGTTGGTACATCAAGTTCCATAGGTATACCTTAAATTCTTTAATATTTTTAGATATACCTTAAAAGGTAAACCTATTATACAGGTATACCTATAAGAGAGAGGGAAGTAAAGTATAAAATGAGTGAATATAGAAAATACCATTCATCGACTAAGATGAAAAAAGAACGTGCTTTACGAAATAAGAACCGAAGAGCGGCGATTAGAAAAGGAAAAGTAAAGAAAGGTGACAATAAACAGATTGATCATCGTGATGGTAATCCTAGGAATAACAGGAAAAGCAATCTGAGAGTTATATCCGCAAGACGAAACAGAAAAAAACAGTGAACATTCAAACAAAAGATATCAAAAAGAAAATAGGTAGTCTCCCTATAGAGGAGCAAAAAGAAATATTAGCTCTGTTAGAGCAATATGAAAAAGTTAAATCAAAAGAATCAGCACAGTCACACTTCCTTCCTTTTGTTAAAATGATGTGGAATGGGTTTATAGGAGGACCCCACCACGATATAATGGCGGAATCTTTTGAAAGAGTAGCAAGAGGTGAGCTAAAAAGATTAATTATCAATATGCCACCCCGTCATACCAAGTCAGAATTTGCATCATACTTGTTTCCTGCTTGGTTCTTGGGGCAGTATCCTGAAAAAAAGGTGATCCAGACAGCCCACACAGCCGAACTAGCCGTTGGATTTGGCAGAAAAGTCAGGAACCTCATACAATCCCCAGACTATCAGGATGTATTTCAGGGCATAGACCTGTCCACAGACAGTAAAGCCGCAGGAAGATGGAATACAAACAAGGGTGGAGACTACTTTGCTATCGGTGTTGGTGGGGCAGTAACAGGAAAAGGTGCGGATGTACTGATAATTGATGACCCACACTCGGAACAGGACGCACAGGCAGGGCAGTACAACCCAGAGGTCTTTGATAAAGTGTACGAATGGTACACATCAGGTCCTCGTCAACGTCTACAGCCAGGCGGAGCGATCATTGTAGTGATGACACGATGGGCGAAACGTGATCTTACAGGTCAGATTATAAAAAGTATGTCCGAAAGAGAGGGTGCAGACGAGTGGGAGGTCATACAACTGCCTGCAATCATGCCATCAGGCAATCCTTTATGGGAAGCTTTCTGGAAATTAGAAGAATTAGAGAGTTTAAAAGCAGAATTACCTGCTTCTAAGTGGAATGCACAGTATCAACAAGACCCCACCTCCGAGGAAGGGGCGTTAATTAAGCGTGAATGGTGGAAAGAATGGACAGAACACGAGTTACCACCCTGTGAATGCATAATTCAGTCGTGGGATACCGCTTTTTTAAAGACACAACGCAGTGACTACAGTGCCTGCACCACATGGGGGGTGTTTTACCATAATAATGACGCTGATCAGCAAAGACCAAACCTGATTCTCCTTGATTCTTTCAAAGATAAGCTTGAATTTCCTGAACTTAAACGTGCAGCTTACGATAAATACTGGGAATTTGAGCCAGATCAGATGATTGTAGAAGCAAAAGCGTCTGGTGCGCCTTTGGTGTTTGAGCTTAGAGCTATGGGAATACCTGTAACAGAGTTTACCCCCACTAGGGGTAACGATAAGATAGCAAGAGTTAATGCGGTAACTGATCTTTTCTCTAGTGGCAGTATATGGTATTATGAATCACGATGGGCAGATGAGTTAATTGAAGAATGTGCCTCATTTCCCACAGGCGATCACGATGATTTAGTTGACAGTACTACACAGGCACTGTTAAGATTTCGTCAAGGCGGATGGGTTCGTGCTGAAAGAGATGATTGGGATGACGAGCCTAAATACAGGAGACCAGTTGAATACTACTAAGGAGCAGTCATGGCTGAAGAAAAGAAAAAAAATAACGGTGTTACTTTCAAACAAAGAGTTGAAAGGTCTATGGGTACAAAGTTTGGAGAGAAAAAAGCAAAGAAAATATTAGAGAAAGATGCAGCGAAAGGAAATGATCCAAATAGAGTAGTAGCAAGACCGCCAAAAAGAGGACCTGATTTACCAAAGCAAGGTGTAACAACTGTTCCACCAAAACCCAAAAAACCAAAATCTCCTACTATTGGTAAGACAGGTGGTTCAGGTAAAATGCCAAAAGTTATGCGAGGCGATACAGCATCAGCTGCTACTAAAACAACTGGTGGAGACCCACTATCAGGAAAACCAAGAACTATAGCCGCTGCTAAAAAAGCAGGAGAAAAATACTTTTTTGACAAACAGGGAGTTAAAAAGTTAGCTGTAACTTCTGCTGAATTAAAAAAATACATGAAAGATAAAGGTATTACATCCACGGCAAAAGGATTGAGAAGCTTTGCAAATACCTTTGCTCCTAAAAAAGTAACCAAGGCTGAAGCGGAGAAGTTTAAAAAGAAACGTGTAGGCGGTGTTATGCGTAAAAAAGGAGCTGCAGGTGGCGGAGCTATGAAGAAGAAAGGAATGGCTGCAGGCGGTAGAACCACCATGAAAAAGCAAATGATGCGTGGTGGCGGCATTACAGGCATGAAAAAGAAAATGATGGCAGGCGGTGGAGCCATGAAGAAAAAAGGATACGCTATCGGAGGTGCTATGAAGAAGAAGGGCATGAAGAAAGGCGGCAAAACCATGAAGATGAGAGGTGGAGGTCTAGCCACTAGAGGCACTAACTTCACAATTAGATAATGGCTGTTGATAAAACTCTAGAACCCTTTGAGGTGCAAGCCGAGGGAAACCCTGAAGAGTCTCAAATCAAAGTTGAGATCGTCAATCCAGACGCTGTAGCGGTTGAAACAGATGATGGCGGTGTGGTCGTTGACTTTGAAGGTAGCATGACAGAAGACCTCATAGGTCCTGAACACAATGGAAATCTGGCAGAGTTTTTAGAGGAGTCAGATTTAGATGAGATGGGTTCGGAGTTAGTCAGTGATTTTGAATCAGACAGAACATCTAGAAAAGAATGGTCAAGGTCTTATGTGAAGGGTCTTGATTTGCTTGGCATGAAGATAGAAGAACGAACCCAACCTTGGGAAGGAGCTTCAGGAGTTTTTCATCCCTTACTATCTGAGGCAATCGTTAGGTTTCAGGCGCAGGCTATGGGTGAGATATTTCCTGCGTCAGGACCTGTACGAACTAAAATAGTTGGCAAACAAACAAAAGAAAAGAATGCACAGGCAAAGCGTGTAGAGCATGAGATGAACTATATGCTAACCGAGGAGATGACAGAGTATCGTGATGAAATGGAACAGATGCTCTTTCGTTTACCATTAGCAGGCTCTGCTTTCAAGAAGGTGTATTACGATCCTATAATGGAAAGACCCTGTTCTATGTTTGTTCCTGCGGAAGACTTTGTAGTTTCATACGGAGCTTCTGATCTAATGTCCTGTTCTCGTTACACTCATGTAATGAAGAAAACAGAGAACCAAGTAAAAGAATTGATGGTCAGTGGATTTTATAGAGATATCGATCTTCCAGAACCCACCGTGGATGAGAGCGATATACAGGATAAATACGATGAGATGGAAGGAAATGAATCAGTTTATGAAGAGGATGATAGATATACAATATTAGAGATGCACGTTGATATTGAGTTGCCAGAGCCATTTCAAGACAAAGACGGATTAGCCAGACCGTATGTGGTAACCATAGATAAGTCATCGAGAACAATTTTATCCATAAGAAGGAACTGGTATGAAACTGATCCAAAGAAGATTAAAAGACAGCATTTTATTCATTATAGATATCTTCCTAGCCTTGGCTTTTATGGTACAGGACTTATTCATCTTATTGGTGGGTTGGCTAAATCGGCTACGTCCATACTGCGTCAGCTTATTGATGCAGGTACTTTATCGAATCTACCTGCTGGTCTTAAAGCTCGTGGTCTCCGCATTAAAGGGGATGACTCGCCTCTTATGCCTGGTGAGTTCCGAGATGTCGACGTGCCTGGCGGTGCGATACGAGATTCCATTACGTTTATACCTTATAAAGAACCATCCTCAGTGCTTTACCAGTTATTGGGAAATATTGTCGAAGAGGGAAGACGAATTGGGTCGATAGCTGATGTTCAAGTAGGAAACATGAATCCAAACGCACCAGTGGGTACAACACTAGCGTTGTTAGAAAGATCAATGAAAGTAATGTCTGGTGTGCAAGCCAGACTACACGCATCTCTCAAAAAGGAATTACGCATACTAGCAAAGTGCATACACGACTTCATGCCCTCGGATTATGTCTATGAAACAGACGGAGAGTTTTCTAGAACAAAAGATTTTGATGGCAGAGTTGATGTCATTCCAGTATCCGACCCTAATGCATCAACAATGGCACAGAGGGTGACACAATATCAATCTGCCTTGCAGTTAGCTCAACAAGCCCCACAGTTGTATGATATGGGTAAGCTGCACAGACAGATGCTAGAGGTGTTGGGTATACAAGATGCGTCTAGTATTATAAAACTTCCAGATGATTTGACACCAAAAGACCCTGTAACAGAAAACATGGCTATATTAAAACAAGAGCCTGTCAAAGCGTTCAAGTATCAGGATCACGAAGCACACATAGCGGTGCATACAGCAGCGATGCAAGACCCAAAGATGCAACAGATTATAGGGCAGTCCCCGTTTGCATCAGCGATACAAAACGCCATATCAGCGCATATTACCGAACACGTTGCATTCCAGTACAGAAAAGAAATAGAGATGCAGATGGGTGTGCCTATGCCAGATGAAGATAAGCCTTTGCCAGAAGATGTAGAAGAGCAGTTATCCAAGGTTACAGCCGATGCTGCAGCTAAAGTGTTACAGAAGAGTAATGCAGAAATAGCACAACAAGAAGCTATGCAGAAGTCTCAAGACCCATTAACAATCATGCAACAAAAAGAAATGGCTCTAAAAGAGGCTGAATTTGCACATAAAAAAGAAATGGATTTAGCTAAACTAGAGGTAGAAACAAAAGCAAAACAAAAAGATCAAGAGATAGAGGTAGCAAAAGTAGCAACAAAAGCTATCACAGATGAGGTTAAATCGAAGAGAGAAGAGAGAAAACAAGGTCTTCAAGAAGGAATAGATTTAGCTAGAGAGTTGCTAGATGACCAGTGAGAGTATCTACGCACCTCTTTTAAAAAAGATACTAGATTACAAAGAAAGCATCAAAGATCATATGTCAACAGGTGGTGCTAAGTCTATGGAAGAGTATAATTTATTAGTGGGAGAGTATAAGTGTCTAGAAAAAATACAAGAAGATATACTTGACATAGAACAAAGATTTATTAATGATTAAAAAAAGTTACATATAACTTTTCGTTTTTAACGCAAGGAACTGTGATCCTTAATCACTGCATGAGGTAAAAATGTATCAAGCTGTAAAGACGGAAGAAGACCCAAAGGTCGCTTCCAAGATGCCCGAACCAAAGGGCTACAAACTCCTAATATCCCCAGTAGAAGTAGACGAGAAAACTGAAGGTGGTGTGTATATGCCAGATGCATTGAGAGATGCTGAAGGTATAGCGTCAATCATAGGTTTTGTCGTTAGTATGGGTCCTGATGCTTATCAAGATAAAGAGAAGTTTCCTCACGGACCTTACTGTAAAAAGGGTGACTTTGTTATCTTTAGATCATACTCAGGCACTCGATTTAAAATTCACACACAAGAGTTTAGATTAATTAACGATGACACGGTTGAAGCCGTTGTTGATGACCCAAGAGGATACAAGAGAATATGAACGATACAGCAGAAAAGTTAGAAGAGAACATCGAAGACAGCAATCAAGCAGTTGAAACAGATGATTATGAAGTTGAGATAGTGGACGACAGACCAGAAGAGGATCGAGTCACTAAAAGAAACGAATCAGCAGAAAAAAAAGATGTAGATGATTCTGATGATGAGGCAAAAACATATAGTCAGAACGCACAGAAAAGAATATCTCAACTAAAATACGAATATCATGAAGAGCGTAGAGCAAAGGAAGAAGCTAAAAGACTTGAGAAGGAAGCTATACATTACGCTGAAAAGTTAAAGAAAGATAATGAAATTCTTAGAAAAACTCTAGCTGATGGCGAGACAATGCTAATGGATCAAGCGAAAGGCAGGGTTGATGCACAACTAGATAAAGCTAAAAAAGACTACAAAGAAGCTTATGAATCAGGTGATACCGACAAACTTATGGAGGCTCAAGACGCTTTAACAAAGCTACAAGTTGAAAAATCAAAGGTAGAAGATTATAAGCCAGAACCTGTACAAACGGAGCCACCTGCACCACAAAAACAAGAAAAACCAGTTATATCCAGTAGGGGTATAGAGTGGCAGAAAAACAACGAATGGTTCGATAAAGACATGAGAATGACAGGTTATGCTTTAGGTATACACGAAGAGTTGAAGCAAAAAGGTATTGTGCCAGACAGCGAACAGTATTATAAAGAGATAGATGAGGAAATGCGTAAAGTGTTTCCAGAGAAATTTGAGACTGAGCAGGAAGCACCTCAGTTACAAAATGGAACCGTGGTAGCCCCCGTTGAAAGAAGCGGAAAAAAATCACGCACAGTGCGTCTAACAAGAACCCAAGTAGCACTCGCAAAGCGACTTGGTCTCAGTCCAGAGCAATATGCAGCGCAGTTAATGAAGGAACAGCAAGATGGCTAATAGAGAATCCAGAGACACGCAAAATCGTGAAACGCAGACTCGCACAAAGAAGTGGGAAAGACCCACACTTTTGCCAACTCCTACTCCAAGGGAAGGCGTTGAATTCCGTTGGATAAGAACAGCAGTCATGGGTCAATCTGATACTCCTAATGTATCTGCAAAATTTCGTGAAGGATGGACTCCTGTCAAAGCCAAAGATCACCCAGAGTTGCACGTTATGACAGATATCGACTCAAAATGGGGTGAAAATATAGAGGTTGGAGGGTTACTTTTATGTAGCAACGCAACCGAAACTGTAGAGAGCCGTAAGGAATATCACAAAGAGCAGTCCAAAAGACAAATCGAGAGCGTTGATAATTCTTACATGAAAACCAATGATCCACGGATGCCAGTTCTGAGACCAGAGCGAAGCACCTGTACAACTTAATGGAGGTAGACATATGTCTAGCACAGCAGCTCCCTTTGGGTTGAGACCAGTAGGAACATTAGGTGGCGAATACACAGGTGGTTTTCGTCAATATCCTATCCTATCCTCAACATCCACAAGGATTTGTTATGGTGATATCGTCAAGCTAGTTGATGACGGTGGCACTACAACCGTCCATAAGGATACAGGCACGACTTCAGCAACGCCTATCGGTATCTTTCTTGGATGTAGATATATAGATGTAAGCACAAGTCAGCTTACATTTTCACAACAATGGTCAGGTGCAGCTCATACCAGTGGTATGGCTTATGTTGCGGATGATCCAAATGTTACATTTGCTGTACAAGCAGATGGTGCGGTAGTAGATGATGATTTGGGAGCTAATGTAGCGTTAGTGCAACCAACATCAAGTG